CGGTGGGTATCTACGGCCTCATCAAGCTGGCCATGATTGCGAACACATTCTTTACATTGCTCAACTCCTATGCAACATGGGCAGCGACCACTGCCACAACAACCAATACGGCCGCCGAAGAATTGAATGCAATGTCAACCGCAAAAAATACACTCACCAAATCAGCAGACACAACTGCCGTGGGGCTGAACACAATCGCCCAAGGCGCTAATACAACGGCAGTCGGCACGAACACCGGCGCCGCCACGGCCGCTACTGCAGCGAAATCCACAATGATCCCGACACTTCTAGCGTTCGGCGCAGCGATATTGATGATTGGAATCGGTTTGGGGATCATGGCATTAGGATTCTCTCAGCTTGATAACACGCAGATGGCGGGCATGGGTATTATTCTTATTGGACTTGCCATCGGGGCGAAGTTTATGGCCGCCGGATTGGGTGTCTTAGGAGCAACTCTTGCAGCACCCCCAGTGATGATCGGTATGGCCGTTTTTGCTGCGGTCTTGATATCTATTGGAGCCTCCATCTTTATGGTTGGCGCAGGAATTGGTATAGCTGCAGCCGGCGTTGGATTTATGGCAGAGGGCCTGACCTCGATGTTCGGTGTCATCGAAGTACCCAAACTTCTTGCACTTAGTTTGTTCTTTGGAATACTCATATACGGCGCCCCCTTGATGGCCGCGGCCGGCATTGCTCTGGGAGCACTGGGGATAGCCATGGCCGGCCTCAGCATAGCCCTTAAGCTAATGAACTTTAATAAGCTAGGAGATATTACCAGCTTTATGAAGACATTCGAAGATTTTCAAGTTACATATATTGATGACATCACGGACTCCATCCGACTGCTGGGCAACACCATCGAACAGATGGATCTGAAAAAGACACTACTTTTAGAAGCAGTGCTGGCAACAACTGTTGTGGCCGGCGCCGCAGTCGGCGCAGCGTTAGCGCCCGCAACGTTGATGGCCGGCGCAGTAGGCGGCGGTGTGACAGCCGCAATGCAAGCCGGCCAAAAACAGAGTGATGGTAGCCAAGGCGCAACGAAGATTCAAGCACCATTAGTAATTAAGTTGGGCGACACCAACGACACACTGAAAAACTTCGTCATCGATGTGGTCGGTGGAGAAGTAAAAGTGGCTAACGCCTAATTATCAGCAAGGAGATAGAAAATGGGTACTGACCCAAAAAGTTTTAATTACAAAGACTATAATCTTGGATACGATGCTAGCAAAGGTTCTCCCTATGTTGATGGTGGAGATGCGCGCGGCAACGGCGGCGCTGTCATATCCTTTATGCATATGCCGTCAGGCAAAGAATTGTTCTTTAAGGCGTTTATCAACACATTTAACGAGACTTACGCATCTGATTGGTCGGGCGAAACAGTATATGGCCGCGCTGATCCTATCTACATGTTTAAACAAACTCAGCGTAAGATTGCAATAGCCTTCATGGTGCCGGCTGCATCGTCCGGAGAAGCGTACGAAAATTTAGCCAAGGCGCAACAGCTTGTTCAGTTTTTATATCCAATGTACACGGACGTACAGAGCGCTACGACTATCGCGCAGTCACCGTTAGTGCGCCTCAAGCTCGTAAACCTTCTTCAGAAAACGGATAGTTCAGTTGGGCCGAATACCAAAAACGCAACTCAGACATATTCATCATATAAATCATCGAATGATGCATCCCAAGGTTTGTTAGGAGTCATCACGAACTGTACGATCAATCACAACATAGATAACTTAGACATGGGTTCAATAGAAAAGAACTCACAAGGAACGCTAGAAGCGTTGTTGCCTAAAGGTATCGAGATTATTATAGACTTTGCTCCGATTCACGAACATACAGTTGGTTGGATCGGGAAAGACGGTAACGCCCAGCCAGAATTCGCAGCCCCCAACTTTCCTTATGGTGCCCAGCTTGCTAGTGCAACCGCCAAACCAGCTGCGGGCCCCACCGATGGCGCCAAAGGCGCTCTTGGTGGAGATGCCGACGCACCTCTCCCGACCGGTACCGGTGGAGAAACAACAGAACAAGAAGCCGCCGAAGCTGCGAAGCCAGAAGACCCAGCAACGCAAGCTTCTAAAGACGCTGGAGCAGCCCTCGATGATCTAGACGTTTCGGATTTGCCAGAGGATTACAAAAAAGGCCACGGCCGTGGAATTTCTGGAGAGCCCGGCGGCGGCGGGAACAGAACAACAGTAGAGGTTCACGACATCACGACATAGGTTGAGGACACACCACAAGAACAAAAGAAAACATTTATGCCATCAAGATACTATAAAATACGAAAGATATTCAACAACACAGAATACTATGAGCCGCTGCGTAAGTCGCGAGATCTAAAAGAGATCGAGCAATACGCTACGTTCTCCTTGAGAAATCCCACAATTAGCCAACGCGCAGCCACGCTTACCAACTCTCACATTTGGAAGTACGGAGATCGTCTCTACAATTTAGCTCATCAGTACTATGGCGATACACGATATTGGTGGGTTATCGCATGGTGGAACGGCTACTGTATGGAATCTCAAATAAACACGGGAGCTACGATTTATATTCCCCTGAATTTAGAAGAAGTACTGCCGGCGTTAGGAGTGTAACATGGCTAAAAACGCTAAAAAATTCCTTGAGCACGTGCTTGGCCATGCATCCCGGTTTCAAAAAGCGAAAAAAAATGACTCAGACAAAGCCTATGCTGCCCTCAGCAGTCCGATACAAAACGAAATCGTGGCTAAGGGGGAGTATATATTTGCTCAGTATACTGCCGACGAAGAAGCCCCGATACCTAAATACGACGATGACTACGACGATGAAGATCATACCTCCTATGCGGAGTACGTATACAGGGACGTAGGCTGGGTGGAAGGCCTCATCAAAACCGACGCGGAAGACGGTACCGCCATGGGCCGTGAACTCCACACAAAAATTACAAAAGGCATTGGCGCCCAGTTGTCGCCCGGGCAGGTGTATGGCGGCTGCTCATCGAAATCATTGATTGAGCTTCTCGGCAAGACCAGCGAAGTTGCAAACGATGCGAATGCATGGGAAAATTTGCAGGCACAATTTGAGGAAGGCTCACCTAAATACGATCTTATCGAAGCAATCTGGAAGAAGGATACAGCCGGCATCGGCGCTGATTCATACGGGAGAGGCGCCATTCCAGATGAGGCTGGATTTAACCCATGCGACCCTAATGCGTTCAGTGAGGAGGCTTACAAGAAATGGATAGCCGGCCACGTACAGGCTCAGTTCGCTCAGCAGTACAGCCAAGTAGTCATTGCCAAAATACGAGATGACAACACAGGCACATGGGGCGGAATGAGCAAAGCGGACGAAACAAATTTTTTGTCTGGCTCAACTCAAGCCCTCAAAGAAATCGCCGCATACACACGCGTCGACAATATCAAGTTTAAAGAACAATGCTTCTTATTGTCCAATATTTCAATCTTGTCGCAAGTTAAAAAGAGCCTTGAGGTTACCGTACCAAAGAAAAAGCCCGATAACACAGCCGCCGGCAATGCATGCGTGCAATTACAGGGGGATCCCTTTGGGCTCATCAACAAGTTAACACAAAATGCGCACAAGGAAGAGTTCTTTGATATGCCAACCGCAGCTCTTAGTTCACTACAGCCGATGATTCGACTTTATAAAGTGGTAGCTGACGACAATGGCAAAAATGAAAGGCAAGTAGAGGTCAAATTTGATTCACATTATAGCACAGAAGACGCTAAAGATTTGCTTACCAACAAAGCAAACCGCGGCCACGGGGTTGGCATATCAAGCTTCAATTGTACGTACGAGGGAAATAATCCTCAGTCTATCAAGAAAAGCATTAGAGCCAAATTGGTGATTCATGCGAATAACTTTTCCGAATTGCTAAGGGATAGAAACGGCACCGTTGACCCTTCTAAGAACGGACCGTATGCACCACCGGGAAGCCCAGTACCTTATCGCTATATTGACTTAGCAATGAAGACATGGGATCCTGACGGCGCCACCCGAGATATGAATAAAATAAACCCCCAACAAAGAGAGGTCGTCCAAAAAAATATGGACAAGCTTACTTTTCGCTTAAAGGCTGTGCTGGGGTGGGCAAACCCTTCTGCCAAAACTACCAAAACATCCCGCGGTACGTGGGCGGCCACAACCGGCGGCCGAATTACTCCTAATATTTTAGATGCAGTTTATGATTCGTGTATCACTCTGAGTCTTACTCCCACTGTGCATACTTTTGATATTGATGAGATGGGCCGCGTTAAATTTACTTTAAACTATTTTGCGTATGTGGAAGACTTTTTTGATAACCCGAGCTTTAACATTTTCACTAATCCTGAAGTAGTCATTAAGCAAGTAGCTCGTAAAGTTAGATATAAAAAACTAAGTGAAGACTGCGACAGCAAAGAGGTTAATGAAATAAAGAACTCCGAATCCGCTGCCAAAGAAATCGAAGAGGAAAAGATAAAGAACTTTCGCTACCTTATGAAAAGCATGTTAAAGAATAAAAAAATGAGGTTTATGGAGATACCGATTGAAGATTTATCGAAATATAGGCAAGGAGGTCCCATTAAGCAAGTCGACCCAGCGCTGGTTAAAAAGTTTGTTGACAGTGTAAAAACGGCCGAAGCAGGAGGCGCCGGCTCAGGCGCCGTAGCACGGTCGATCAATGAGCAGGTGGACAAGGGTGTCGCCGAGGCCACATCAGACAAAAAGAAAACAACCGATCCCACGGACCCCGGAGACGATACTAAGGCCAAGTCCGGCTCTACCGGAACGGTACCGACACCCAGCCAAGTTGAAGCTGCTTTAAACCCCCTTCAAACAGTTACTTTTTTCTGGGTTTCTGATCTGATGGACGTGATCTTGCAATGCATCGGCGAAACTCTCTCCGGCCTACCAGACAAAATTAAAAATATGGACAAAATGAAAGACGAAGAATATAAAGAGTTCTTGCTAGAAGAGGTTCGCGATTATACAAGATACGCAGAAAACTTTGCTAAGTACCGATTAACCTTGGGCCCGTTGGAACTGCTCAACGCTAACAAGAAAGGCAAGGTCGTGGAATCCGCCTTTGTTAATTTAGGTGATGTGCCCATTTCAGCAAAATATTTCATGGAATTTTTAACAACCAAAGTATTAAAGACAGACCGACAGGCTTACTCGTTGCCTAAATTCTTAAATGATTTTTTCACGCAACTCCTCTCCGACTTTTTGAACAATGACACGTGCTATGGCAACCGGGCAAAACAAAAGACACGCCTTGGCCAAGCTGCGATCACTTCCTATAAAAAGAAAGCACCCTTAGACAATATCACAGCAGCTATGGGGTCCGCATCACGTTTAGATATCACAAATTATAGTGGAGAACAACTGCCGGTCTTAGACGTCTTCGGCGAAAGGGGCTCTCCAGTGTCCAGCAAAGATGTGAAAGATGAAACCCATTTCATGGTCTTCTACGCCGCCCGAACACAGCCAACAGATTTAATGACCGGCTGTAAAGGTGGCAAGAAACACAAATGCTATGATAGTGAAGGTGTAGAGATATTAGGCGATCATGACAGAGGTTTATGGCACTATCAGATCGGCAAAGACCGGGGAATCGTGAAGACTATTCAGTTAGAAAAAACAGACTCTCCCGGCTTAGCCGAGGTTCGTTTTGAACAAGAGGGTTACGACGGTCTTGCACAGCTTCGAGTTCTCTATGACGCGAAGATTAAGACATATTTAGATGTCAATGCATATCCGGGTAGCTACATTTACGTTGAGCCCCGCGGGTTTGATCCGGGCGCCTCATCAACAGACTTGACACGGATGGGCGTTGGGGGTTACTATATGATTATTCGGTCGTCACACACTATAGGCCCCGGCATTGCAGAAACCGAGATATCAGCTAAGTGGGTTGCTGAAGTAGAGAAAAACATAGAGGAAAAAGGTAAAGCAGACGAGAAGCCGAAAGAAAAGAAAGGGAAATGTTATAGCGGCGGTGGCGAGCGCAAGACTGCTGCGATGGATCAAGGCCTTCTGGCCAGCCTTGGGATTGGAGATATGATAATGAGTTATGATCCCTTCGGAATCAACGACAAAAAAGAAAAAGACGACGGAACCAAAAAGCCATCGTAGAGTAGTTATTTGCAAGGAGCCACAATATGTCAGAAAAATATGTAAAAGCTAACGCCGAGGGCGCCCGTCAGTTGTTTAACAAGCGCCTGATCTATGCACGAGAGGCCGGCCTCCCCCAAACTAGCGGCACTACTAATCCGCCGGCCAAAGCTATGACGGATTTTTTAGCAGAAAAACTTCTCTATGGCCGCGTTAATCGTAAATTCGTACCAATTGCAATGTCAAAGCCGCGCCAGCAACGCCACCTTAAAACTATTTCGGCCGCACAATCACAAGAAAAGAACTTGCGCGCCATAAATTTTGTAGTGGATGCCTTTAATGCCATGGCAGCGCAGTTTGAAAAGTGTGCCATGGAAGGCAAGATTAACATCAACGATCCTTTCTTATCTAGATTGAAAGCATATCGTGCTTTTGAGAATCCCATTCTCAAATATCAACAATATATGGTTAGGTACTTAGCCCTTTTCAAAGCCAATGTTAATTCAGATCCGCTAAAACCATTAGAGAACTTTGATCAATTTGAAAACGAAATTACTGAAGCAGCAAGATTGACCGGCTTATCGTCGCCCATAACTTACGCCGGGTTTGTTAAAAGTCGCCGGTGCCCGATTAATGTATCCGGACTGGTAATAGAGATAGCCGATTTAAACGCTTCCGATGATGAAGTAAAAGTGTCGCAATTTCTTAAAAGCAAAAACTGGGATTTTTTTGTCAACACAGCAGCCACGTATGGCTTCATGATCGACAAAATGATTCCATGGCGCTTGGTGGCGGACATTGGCGCCCCGGCTATGGTACGGTATGCGGCCGCTTATGATATGAATAGTACGGATGACATCCTTACACAGTGCTATCAAGCGGTGTCCTCTCGCTCCTCCAAAACTTTCGCCACTCAGCTTTATAACATGTATAACAAAAGCACGCCGGCAGTAATCATGTATGCCGAAGAATGTAATGGTGTTGTACTGACTAAGCAAAGGCTTCCAAATAAATATGGCAGCCCAAAGAAGTTAAAAGAGTTCTATAAAGATAGCCATTTCTTATCCTTATATTGTAAAATACGCTTTGAAGAAGAAGAGAGCACTCATACTGAAAACGAGCGCCAATTGCTTATCGATGATGTGATAGAGTTGACCCGCAGCCGGAACCGGTCGTTGGCCATCGGCAGATTTGAAATAATTTTAAATAAAACATTTGACTATGCTGGCTCTTTGAGCTATTATAGTAACTGGCAGAAACTTTCTGACGCCGAGAAAGAAGTTGAAGCCGCGTCGACCCAAACATGGGCGGCATACGGACAAATCCCACGGGAGGGATAAGTGTATTTTCAGACTCTTGACGACAAAAGCGAGTGCGTGGGTGTATATGTAGATGGTAACTTACACTTCGACAAGATCCCACAGAGCCTGACGAGAACATGGAGATATACCGGTTCTATCAACGAGTCCAATATTGAATATGCGTGGCTGTATGCTAGCGGCGCTTCGCTGGAACAAAGCTGCCCCGATTCTTTGAAGGATGACTGGGAACGGTGCCGCAAACGATTGGTTGCCTATCGTCGCGCCTTTGAGATCGGTAAGATAGACTTACGCGAGCACTGCTTTTTTGATTTAGTACCGTCATCCTTCTTAGAGGATATGTGTGAGGTCAAGAACAAGATTACGGAACATGTATTTGATACCCGAGAGCGCCCAGAGAATTATGAGCTACTTAGCAGCTTTCAAAAACTGATCCATAAGATCAGATATCAGGATCTCAAGCTTAGTAAGGAAGGGTGTAGGGAACTGTACCATACTACGGCCGGCCGCCACAAGGCCAACGAGCTTATGAGAAAGCAATACTACATTGATTACAATCTTTTTGGTACGGTCACAGGGCGCCTAACAACACACCGAAATTCGTTTCCGATACTTACTCTGAAGAAAGAATTTCGGAAGCTTGTGAAACCGCACAACGACTGGTTTGTGTCATTGGATTATAACGGTGCAGAGGTTAGAACACTGCTGCAGTTGTGTGGCCATGATCAACCTGATGTCGACATACACGATTGGAATGTAAAGAACTTATTTAACAACGATGTGGATCGCGATACAGCTAAGACCCTGTTTTTTGGATGGCTTTACAACCCAGAATCAGATGCGATTAAAACAAAATACTATGATCGTAAAAAAGTGCTTGACAAGTGGTACGATGGGGAGTATATTAGTACTCCGTACAACCGAAAGATCAAGGTGGACGAACGCCGAGCACTCAACTACTTGATTCAAAGCACAACGTCTGACCGCGTGCTGACCCGAGCAGTTGAGATCGACAAGTTTCTTCAAGGGAAGAAGTCGTTTATTTCTCACATTGTTCACGATGAGGTTGTCATAGATTTTTGCGACGAAGAACGAGAGTTACTAATAAAGATGAAAGATATTTTTGAAACTGATGATTTTAAGACAAACATCCAAGCTGGAAAGAACTATCTGGAACTTGAGGAATTAAAGGTATGATCACGATTGTTGGCTTGGGCACCGGCGCATCTAATATTGCAGAATTGTTTAAGGAAATGCCGCAGTATAATGTATTTTGCATTAATGACAAAGTAAAGCGTACGTCTAAGTACAAGTTCAAGCTGAAGACTGCGGAGACACCCGAGGCCTGTGAAAGCGACATTCCAGATCTATCTAAGTTTTTTGAGAACGTAGATGAACACGTACAATTCTTCGTAATCGGTTCCACCATGAGTTCAAACTATTCTTTGGGTGTTTTGGAACAACTGCAGGGAAAGAAGGTAGATTTGTTTTATATCAAGCCAGACATAGAACTTCTATCTGGGATCCCTCGATTGATGGAGAACGCCGCCTTTGGTATACTCCAGCAGTACGCTCGTTCTGGACTATTAAACAGCATGACATTGATATCTAATCTGAAGATGGAAGAGACCCTTCAGAACGTGCCGGTCAAACAATATTATGGTGCCCTTAACTCATTGATCCAATCCAGTGCACACTACATAAATTACTTTGATCACAACGAGCCTGAAATCGGAATAACCACAACCCCATCTGAAGTTTGTCGTATTAGAACGATGGGTATGGTCGATATGCAGAAACTTCAAGAAAAGTGGTTCTTTGAGCTTGACATCCCCCGCGAGGTGTGCTATTATTTATGTATAAATGAGGAAAAACTTGCTAAAGATGGCTCACTACACAAGCGATACGTTGACATTCTTAAAGAAAAGCCGAGAAATGCTTTCAGAAATGTATCGTATGCTATTTACGAGACGCCTTCGGGCAGAGACTTTGGCTTTTGCGTTGCCAGAACTAACGCAATACAAGAAAACACTTGACAGGCTAAGTTGAGTGTGTTACATTAGATACTAAGGAACGCTTGGTATACTATATTTTATCTAAAAACAAAAAGGAGAAATAGATAATGACAATTGACATGGAACTTATGCGACGTAAGCTCGCATCCCTTCGCGGAGAAGGAAACAAGGACGGAGGAAATTCCGTCTGGTTCAGGCCCGACGAGGGCGACACCGATATTCGGATTGTGCCGAGCAACGACGGCGATCCGTTGAAGGAAATGTTTTTCCACTACAACGTGGGAAATCACAAGGGCGGCGTGCTTTGTCCAAAGCGCAACTTTGGAGAGGGCTGCCCAATTTGTGAATTTGCTTCCTCGCTATGGCGAGAGGGAGTTGACAACAACGACGAGGAGAGCAAGAAGCTCGCCAAGTCCCTTTTCGTTCGCACCCGCTACTTCTCACCGGTTGTAGTTCGTGGTCGCGAGGACGAAGGGATTAAAGTATACGGCTACGGTAAGACTGCATACGAATTGCTTCTTGGATACATCCTCGACCCAGAGTATGGCGACATCACAGATGCTGATGAAGGCACCGACATTACTCTGACATACACAAAGCCCACTAAACCGGGTGCCTATCCCCAGACAAGTCTTAAGATGCGTCGAAACACGTCTACTTTGTTAGGCGACCCTGAAGCGATCCCTGCCCTTCTTGATCGCATGCCGGACTTTGACTCCCTTTGGGATCGTCTCAGCCCAGCACAGGTAAATGCCATCCTCGATGAGCAGCTTTCTAACGATGGTTCCGCAGAGAGCCGTTCGTCTGAAACGGCAAAGTACGGTCCCGCCAGCGGTAAGAGCGATGTTGACCGTGCATTCGATGAGCTGATGAGCAACTAACATAAGTAGCTCGTGTGGGGGCCGATGGCAGACCGGTGTAAAAAATAGTCTGCCCCATATTCAAGGAGAGAAGATGAGAATAGTCCTACCAATCCTAGCTGTGGCCATGTTAATGGCTTGCGGCGACAAGGATGAAGACACTGCGGCCGACACCGCTAGCTCTGCTGATACAGCAGAGTAAAAACAGCCGCTGGCAGACCGGTAAAAGTCTGCCGCCATTTTTTAATTATAGGAGAGCACATGGCTAAGAAAGCCACCACAAAAGCAGGTCGAGTAAATATGCAAGACCTATTGAAGTTAGTTAACAAGAAAGCCGGCCGTAATGTCGCACACGATTTGACTGGCGATAACCCTACTGAGGTCAAGGAGTGGATCCCAACCGGCTCGCGCTGGCTTGATTCTATTATCAGTAAAGGTCAGGTTAGTGGAATACCCGTTGGGAAGGTAACGGAAATCGCCGGGTTGGAATCTACAGGGAAATCTTATATGGCTGCACAAGTAGCAGCAAACGCCCAGAAACAGGGCAAGATGGTTGTATATTTTGATTCGGAGTCTGCCATTGACCCGGCATTTTTGGAGCGCTCTGGGTGTGATCTTGCACGATTAATGTATGTCCAAGCATCCTCTGTCGAGTTTGTCTTGGAGACGATTGAAGAATTACTGGGTGCGACGGACGAACAGTTTCTGTTTGTGTGGGACTCCCTTGCATTCACGCCGTCTGTTTCGGACGTTGAGGGTGACTTCAATCCGCAATCATCGATGGCTGTTAAAGCTCGCATTCTGGCTAAAGGAATGTCCAAGCTTGTTATCCCGATTGCAGATAAGAAGGCCACACTGTTGGTGCTCAACCAGCTTAAGACAAATATTCCCCAAGGTCCCAATGCGCGGATTATAGCAATGACAACCCCCTACACCACACCCGGCGGTAAGGCTATGCATTATTCCTATTCCCTACGCATCTGGCTAACCGGTCGCAAGGCCAAGTCAGCATTCATCGAGGATGAAAAGGGGTTTCGGATTGGTTCCGAGGTGAAATGTAGACTTGAGAAGTCACGCTTTGGAACACAAGGAAGATCGTGTGCCTTCAGGATTCTGTGGGGTACTAATGAGATTGGCATCCGAGACGAAGAAAGCTGGTTCGATGCGATTAAGGGTTCCGAATGTTTAACCTCTGCCGGCGCATGGTATACTCTGACAATGCCAGATGGATACACCAAGAAATTTCAGCCGTCTAAGTGGACGCAGATAATTACATCTGATGCCGAATTTAAAGAGCACATTGTGCGTCTAATGGATGAGGAGATTGTACAAAAGTTTCATCGTCGGGAAGGAAGCGCTGATGCTTTCTATGCTGACCCTGAAGATTTGACAGTCCCCCTAAATGAATAACGATGGGAAATTAATTACAGAATCTGAAAGATAGTTGTTGACTTTAACCTCCTGATCGGCTATACTAATAATCGGTCAGGAGATTTTTCTGTCCATCAATTGCCCGGAGCTATACCTTATGAGAAATTACGGCTACGCTTGTATCAACCACGAATTTTCGTCGTTGCCCAAGTCCAAACGCATCACCACTAACCGTACTATGATCAAGCGCACGTTCAAGGAACGTGGCATTGCCTACGCTTCCGAGCTTGCGTTACAGAATCTACGCGATCTACGCAAGATCTTAGAGTGGAATCTTGCCAACGACATTTACTTTTATCGTTTGTCGTCTGATATCCTGCCATGGGCCAGCGAGTATAAGCTGATAGACATGCCCAATTTCGGCGCCATTCACGCCGCTGCATTGTCAGCCGGCAACTTTGCCCGCAAGCACAACATGCGCCTCACATCACATCCGGGCCCCTTCAACAAGCTTGCATCACCCAAAGAGCGTGTGTTCCAGCTTACCAAGACCGACTTGTCTGTACACGCAGAATTGTTCGATCTTATCGGCTTGCCACGTACGCCGTATGCCAAGCTAAATATTCATGTTGGTGCCGCCTACGGTGACAAGCCGTTCGCTCTCGACAACTTCTGTCGCAACTTCGAACGCCTATCACCAGCCGTTCAATCTCGCTTGACTGTCGAGAACGATGACAAGGCTTCGCTATACTCTACCAAAGAATTGTACGACAGTGTCTACAAGCGCATTGGCATTCCTATTGTGTTCGACTATCACCACCACATGCTGCACCCCGGCGGCCAGTCCGAGCAAGAAGCACTTGAGCTTGCCCTGTCTACGTGGGGCGACATCAAGCCAGTTGTGCACTACGCAGAGTCTCGTTCAGTCGAGCACGGCAACCCCAAGATTAAACCACAGGCCCATTCAGATCTCATTGTCAATGAGTTCTCAGACTACGGCCACGACCTCGACATCATGATCGAAGCCAAACACAAAGAACAAGCACTGTTGCGTTATCGCGATATTACAAAGGAGAGAGCTGCTTAAATGAAAAGAGTACTAATTTTTGATGCGTTAAATGCATACTTGAGGGCATATATTGTAGATCCCTCACTGTCGTCCAACGGACAACCAATCGGGGGGATCAAGGGGTTCATTAAGATTCTTCAGAAGCATGTCCGTGAAGCTAGTCCTGATAATATTATCATATGTTGGGATGGACCTAACGGATCCGCCAAGCGCAAGCTCATGGACAAGAACTACAAGGCCGGCCGTAAGCCTTTGCGGCTCAACAGGGCGTTCAACAACCTGACAGAAAGCGAGGTACTAGAAAACAAAACTTGGCAGCAGGTGAGAGCGATGGAATATCTGAATCAAATGCCGATTGTGCAAACGATCATTCCAGAGATTGAAGCCGATGATGTGATCGCTTATCTCACACAGATGGAGCACTATAAGGGATGGCAAAAAATTATTGTATCCAATGATAAAGACTTCATGCAGCTCTGCGACGATGAGACTGTTCTCTACCGGCCAACTCAAAAAGAAGTCCTAAACAAGCAGAGGATCGTTGAGCAGACAGGGGTCCACCCCACCAACATGGCATTAGCCCGAGCAATCATCGGTGATGCGTCGGATAACCTACCGGGTATTCGTGGCGCTGGCTTTGCTACAGTAGCAAAAAGGCTCAATTTTTTGTCTGCAGAGAAAACCTATACAATCCAAGAGGTTATTGACTTTTGCGAAAAAACTAACAGTAAATTAAAATTCTTTTCTAATATTGTTGAGGGAAAGGGGGTAATTGAACATAATTATAAGATGATGCAACTATACGCACCCACGATGTCAATCCAGTCAAAAATGGTAGTCAAAAATGCCATACAAAACTTTGAATACACCTTCAATAAGACTGAGATTATTGGGATGATGAGAGAAGATGGCTTCGGTGAATTAAATTGGGAAGATTTACGTACCAATTTGAATCGAATCGTGTATAATAACACACAAGAAGGTTGACATTCCACCGGCGAATGTTGTATAATAAATTATTAAGAGGGGCAAAATGATAGCAACGGCGGAAAACGTCAATTTTAGCAGGTATGGAAAGACTTTCCAAGAAGGATTAGTACAACTAATTTTTGAGGACAGACCTTTTGCAGATCAGATTACAGAGGTTCTGGATATAAACTTTATAGACCTGCAGTACTTGAGGGCATTTGTACATAAGATCGTTACTTACCGAGCCAAGTACAACAAGCACCCATCTGTTGAAGTTATGATGACAATTGTCCAGACAGACATTGGTCACGAAGATGAGGTGGTACAGAAGCAATTGCGAGAATACTTCCACCGCATTCACACCCACGAGCTAACCGACATAGAGTATATCAAAGAGCAGTCTTTAGACTTCTGCCGGAAGCAGAAACTTAAAGAGGCCATGCTGAAATCAGTAGGTCTACTCCAGAATTGTTCGTTTGATGAAATCTCTAGTGTTATCAACAACGCACTAAAGCTTGGTTCGGAAAACAACTTTGGCTACGATTATATAGCAGACTTTGAAAAGCGATTTGTACCTAAGCATCGACGCCCTGTGAGCACTGGCTGGGCAGATATGGATCGGATCCAAGGCGGTGGTTTAGGCAAGAGCGAGCTTGGCGTTGTTATTGCGCCCACCGGCGCCGGCAAGTCAATGGTGCTGGTGCACCTTGGAACAGAGGCAATGCGAGAAGGGAAGACGGTAGTCCATTATACCTTGGAGTTACAAGATACAGTCATTGCTAACAGGTATGACAGTTGCCTCACCGGTTATCCGCTATCAGACATCATTAATTTCAAAGAAGAGATATATGAAGAAGTCAAGAACCTTGATGGTTCTCTAATTATTAAAGAATACCCCACGAAGTCTGCGTCCACAAACACAATCCGGTCGCATCTCTCGCGCCTCGTTAAGAGGGGGATTAAGCCCGGTATGATAATCGTAGACTATGGAGATCTATTGCGCCCGGTAACAGTCAGGAAAGAAAAGAGAAACGAGCTGGAATCCATCTACGAAGAGTTGCGCGCGATCTCCACAGAATTTCAATGTCCTATTTGGACCGCATCACAGACAAATCGATCCGGTTTGAATGCTGAAGTTATCACAATGGAACAGATCTCCGAAGCCTTTAACAAGTGTTTCGTTGCTGACTTTATCTTCTCTGTGTCCCGTACCATTGAAGACAAACAAAAGAACTTAGGAAAGATTTTCATAGCCAAGAACAGAAATGGCCCGGATGGGATTATATATCCCATTCACATGGATACATCCAATGTCAATATTAGAATATTGCCACAGAACAATCCACACATACAGAACGGCAAGGTGCCCTTAAATCCGGTAACTTTGGACTCGTCAATGCAGCGAGATTTGCTGAAGGAAAAATACACCAAGCTTAGAAAGAAAGGGAGATAGAAAGCTTTATGAGAACACTAGAAAACATTCGCCGATTTAGACTGTCGGACACATTTATTGAGCCGTATAAAATCCAAAAGGTCCCATGGGGTCCCCTTGGATATATAACATTTAAACGTACCTATTCCCGTCGACTAAGCGAGTTTGATCCAGAGGCTACTGGTTCAGAAGAGTGGTGGCAGACATGCCGCCGAGTAATCGAAGGCATGTTTAACATGCAAAAGCAGCATGTATTCATGCTGGGCTTAGAGTGGATCGACGCCAAAGCGCAGGCGACCGCCAAAGAAGCATATGAGCGCTTGTTCAATTTAAAGTGGACACCTCCGGGCCGAGGGCTCTGGATGATGGGCACCAAGTTTGTTGAAGAGCGCACTGCAGCCGGCCTTTTTAATTGTGCCTTCCGCTCCACCCGAGACCTTCCGACCAAGGGAGGCTATCTGTTTGCATGGATGATGGATGCCCTCATGGTGGGCATTGGCGTCGGATTTGACACCGAGGGTGCCGGAAGCATCACCATCTGTGAGCCTGAGTACACCAAAGACATTCATGTGATTGATGACTCCCGAGAGGGGTGGGTAAATTCGGTTCATATGCTATTGGACGGATTTTTTTTCGGCCAAAAAATTCCTAGATTTGACTATTCTGCGATTCGTCCTGAAGGCGCCCTAATTCATGGTTTCGGGGGAACCTCAAGCGGCGCCGGCCCCCTCAAGGAGTTGCACAAAAACCTTACTGAGTTATACTCTGACAAACTTGGCGAATCGATTACATCGGTTGATATTGTGGATACAGAAAACCTGATTGGTCGTTGCGTTGTGGCCGGGAACGTCCGGCGCTCCGCCGCGTTGGCTATGGGCCGCCATGATGATCGGCAGTATCTTGAGATGAAGAATGATCAAGAAAAGCTCTACCACCATCGTTGGGGTTCGAACAACTCTTTCAATGCTAAGGTGGGCATGGATTATGAATGGCATGCCGAACAAAGCATGAACAACGGAGAGCCCGGCTATATTTGGCTGGACAATGCACGAACCCGCGGCCGATTTAAGGATGGCGAGCGTTTGGATGACGTTAATGTTGCTGGCTTTAACCCTTGCGTCGAGCAGCAATTAGAAGACGCCGAGCTGTGCTGCTTAGTTGAAACATTCCCCGCCAAGCACGAAGACTATGAAGATTATAAGCGCACATTGAAGATCGCCTATCTATATGGTAAAACAATTACACTATCCAACACGCACTGGCCCGAGACTAATGCCAAAATGCTCAAAAATAGACGTATCGGTCTATCTCAGTCTGGCGTAGTACAGGCTTTTAACAAGTTTGGCCGCCGCGAAATGTACAACTGGTGTGATCGCGCGTATACCCATGTTCAAACGCTGGATGAAGAATATTCCAATTGGCTTTGCATACCCAAGTCTATTAGGACAACTTCGATAAAGCCTTCAGGCACTGTATCCCTACTTAATGGCTCTTCACCGGGTATTCACTTTCCAGAGAACGAATATTATATTCGCCGGATTAGATTTGGCAAAGATTCGAAGCTGCTACCTACGCTACGTGAAGCCGGCTATACTATTGAGGATGACAAGTATTCTCCGAACACTGTTTGTGTGGAATTCCCAGTACAAGAGCCTTACTACCAGAAAGGCAAGAAAGACGTATCTATATGGGAACAACTAGAAATTGCTGCACAGTATCAGCATTACTGGGCGGATAACTCGGTTTCCGTGACAGTTACATTTAATTCTGACGAAGCTTCTCAGTTGAAAAGTGCATTAGAAATGTACGAGACTCGACTGAAGGCAGTTTCGTTCTTGAAGTATGAAGAGACAGGCTATGAACAGGCCCCATACGAACCAATTACGAAAGAGGAATACGAAAAAAGAATTAAGCTTGTGTCACCTATCCATCGTTTTGATTATGACGAGGGTGGCACTGGCAGCAAATTTTGTACAAATGATACTTGTACCATTTAACAAGAGGTAAAAATGAATTTTAATCACCTGCTGGATGAGCGTCAGCAACGTACGCGTTGTCATGGAAACAACAACGAGTGCTACTGGCTTCCTGTTGGAGACGGCACAGCCACCGCCGGCAAAAACGTTAATATAACAATGTATTGCAAGAGATGTCAGTCTCGCGAGGATATTTTTCTCACCGAGAGTGAATATGATATACACCGTAAACTAATCGAAAAGGAGATAGGAAATGTTTAGACCAGTAAATAGATATATACAAGTGGTAGTAGAGGCTGAAGAGGTCGAAGAAACCGACACTACAGCGTCGGGAATAGTGCTCCCTGAAGACTATGCCCCCGTAAAAGAAAGGTATGCACCAGCACGTGTGATTAGCTGGTCTCCCGATGTCAGGTTCGATAGTTCCTTGCGCCGCGACACGAAAATAATCATTGATCAGGGCATGATAGAAGAAATTCGAATAAATAATGAGAAGATTACTGTGATTCTAGATAATTATGTAGTGGGCATAATCTAAAGGAGAACAATAGCATATGGACAAAGACTTCTATAATCAGTCATCGGCGACACAATTGGGTTGGAACCCATCTTGGTTTGGCGAAAGACATTTCGACGACAAATTAGTACGCGCCGTCAAAAAATGGCAGAAGGCGCATGGTTTGACTGGTGACGGCTTGTGTGGCCCAGCCACGTTCCGACGCATCTGGACCGAAAGACAGTCAGAGATAGATCAACACAAACCAGTGGACTGTCAATACTCTAACTATCTCGTATACAATAGCTCGTTTGTTCCTATCGAGTGGGACAAAGTTGTTTTGTGGACTGAGAAAGGTGGGTTAGCAGCCAAGGCAGGTAACTACTATGACTATTCTGGCCGACCACAGCGCGGCATTAGACTTTTTGTTAACCACTGGGACGTTTGTTTGAATTCACATGCATGCAACAGTGTCTTAAATCGCCGCGGCATCTCTGTGCATTTCTTGATTGATAACGACGGGACCATCTACCAGACGATGGACATGCAGCACGGTGCTTGGCATGCCGGCACAAGCCGCGTTAATAGGTCCTCAGTGGGTGTAGAAATTTCAAATGCCTATTACCCCAAGTATCAAGATTGGTACGTAAGGAATGGTCATGGAGAGCGCGCAACCATCGACGATGCATGGGTTCATGGGACAAAACTTGACCCCTTCTTGGACTTCTACCCAGCCCAAATTGAGGCAGCTAAAGCTTTGTGGGTAGCAATCGACAAGGCCACCAACGTAGAGATGCAAACCCCCTTAAGCCAGTTTGACAAGACGTCTACGAAATATGTGCAAGACGTAGTGTACGGAAAGTACCAAGGTATCGTCAGCCACTACCACTGTAGCAAACGAAAGATTGATTGTGCCGGCTTGGATATTCACCAGCTAATTCAAGATATTAAGAACGAAGAGTGATTCTTGATTATGATAAGATAGTGATCGGTAGCTCGCTTGAAGCATTAATGTTTGCTTTCAACAATCAACTGCCGGTTTTCTTTTCCGAGGCTGAACGACCATTTCGGTTCGACTTTGTTGATCCGTCATTGGACTTATCTGATTTGAACTTGGAGAATGAGGAGAGAGTCTTAAAGTCAATAGCTGGAGAAATAAAAGTTGGACTACCCAAA